GCATCAATAGAAGATGCCAACTGGCTGATACGAGGCTTCAACACACGCTCTGCGAAGTCATCCAATTGCATGGTCAATTCAGCAGATGTGAAGTTGACGCCGATGTGCTTTTGGCTGGCAACGGTCAAAGTGGTGAACTGCTCGTTGTCGTCTTGCACTTGCAAGGCGGCGCCGTCAGTTACCAAAGCGCGGTCAGGTAAACGGATACGCAGTGTGGAACCAATCTTAGCACCTTCAACAGCGAAGCTGTCGTCGTACTGGCGGTTCACGTTACGGGTAAGCACCAGATTGTTCTCAAGAATTTCGAGAGCCTTACGGGTGATCATGTCAATCGTCAGAATACTATTAGACATTTCAGTCCTTTCAAAAAAGTCAAAGTTTTAGCGGTTCTGTGCTTGTAGCTTTTTAATCTGCCTTGCACGTTCAGCTTCAATCCACTGCGAGGCCGTCATGCTCTTGATAGAGCGAGGGTCTGTAGTGTCCAAAGTTGCTGCTCCAGCGGAGCGTGCAGTGACAGGAGAAATCGGCGCGGGCGCAGATGTTGTTTTCTTGATCGGGGGCGCTGATGCCAATTTGGCTTCAATTTTCCCAATCTCTTTCGCCTGACCGAGTGGCGTCATGCGTGAGATGCGATCTGCTTCTTTTGGATTTGAGCCAAGGTAGTACGCTAACTCAGGCCCAATGTCCGAAGACTGGATCGTTTCAGCCATCACGTTTGTGATCGGTAGCTTGGGGTTGTAGGCGACTTGTTCAAAGTCATCATACTTGTCCCGCGCTGCTTCTTCACGCTCTTGATAGCTTTCGAGAACGGCTGATTGCTGCTTGGCTGCTTCACGTTTGGCCAATAGTTCTTCAGCTTTCTGATAGGCCATTGCTTCCGCATAGGCTTCAGGGCTTTCAAACTGGTCAACGGACGCAGTTGGTACAGCTTTCACGATTTGCGATTCCGCAGACCGATTTGCTTGCTCTCTTTCCCACTTACGTTGCTCTCTTGCGAGGCGTTTGCCGATCATCGCATCAATTTCAGCCTGGGAGTACTTCTTTTCCTCTGTGGCCTGATCAACTTGGTTCTCAGCGACTTCCGGCGTACTTTCAACAACTTCAGGTGTGGCCGTCACATCCGTGGTTGGCGCGGAGTCTACTTCCGCTAGGGCTTGGACTTCTTCAGTCATTTTTTTATGAATCCTAAGATTCCTCGGTCTACTGGGCCGATACAGTTGTTTTAATCTTACACCAGATTACGCTGGTTGTGCAACTTATAGCCAAGGCAAAGCGGGTTCAGCAGACTTTTGAGCTAACTGGCGTGAAATCTGGTCAGCTACTTGTGCTTCACCTTCGTCTTTAATAAGACGAGTAGATGTGTGTTCCACATTGTCCATGTCTGTCCAAGTGGTAACAATAGGCTCAAAGCACCAATCAATTACTTGTTGTTCAGTCAATTGTTCATAAGGAACAAAACTGTCACCACGAACTAAATCACGACTGTAAGCAGCAGAGGCTGAGTTGTCGCCATCAGTTCCTGTAACTGTTAAATCAACCTTAACAATCAAATTGTCTTGGGCTACTTGTACTTTGTTAACTGTCCATTTGTATTCCATAATATTTCCTTATTTTATCGAGTCACAATCCAATCAACATTGTCACTAGATGATGTTGAAGCGTTTAGAGTAAAACCAATCTGAGTTTTGTTTGTTACCCAAAAAGTTTTGTTTGCTTGTGGGGCAATCGCAACACGATAGGGGTAGTTTGGTTGAGGCTTAGTTAAAACAACAGCGCAAGTAGTTGAAGCCGAAAAAGTTGCTGTCCCGCTATCATTCCAAAAATCACCTCTGTTTGTCAAACCAGAACAATCGCCTTGAAACGTAAACCTTGAGTAAGTATCAGCAGAGGGGAATGTGTAATATGGGCCAGATGGCATTGTGTCCAATGAATAGGCGCACGATCCCGTGTCTGCATTGGTAATGCTTCCAGAACTTCCCGATCTAAGATATAGCGCTGCGGTAGGAACCGCATAAACTACACTAATGCTTGTGCCAGCAGTAACAGCGCCCGACCAAGAAACTGATGTTGAACCATTTGTAAATGTAGCAGCGCGTCTTATTACAACTGTGATGTTTGCGGCGGCTGTAACTGCATTAATCCATGTCACCGCAGTTGAACCATTGGTAAACAAACAATATTGAATTGATCCATCAGAAAAAGTAACTTTAGCCGTGCCGCTTTCAGAAGTCCAATTTGCGGTTAAGGTTCCAGATGTTGCTGCAACCAAAGCGCCAGTAAAAGACAATGAAGCAGTAAAATCTGTAGCAAAAACGCCTGTCCCAGTGTCTTGTGTCCAAGCAGTTGTTAATGTGCCTGATGTAGCCGCAGTTAATGCGCCTGTCAAAGTTAAATTAGCAGAATAACCAACAATACGCAAATTGTTTACTACTAATGTTCCTGAAATTGGCCCCTGCATAGCAGCACCATTAACTTTTGATTGAGGAATAATCAAAACGTCTGGGCCATCTACAAATTGATTTCCAGTGCCTTGAATATCATAAACAAAGTCACAAGCAGGAGCGCCAGCAGTCCAACCTTCAGCTAAAGCCCAAAGAATAGTGTTGTCTTGTCCAGTTATAACAACTTGTCCCTCAGTTCCAAGATGGGTAAATAGATTCCATGAACCATTGCAGACAAGAGCTTTACCATTAGAACACTGTGCAATGTTCAAATAATAATCATTGTAAGAACCAGCATTTAACACAACTCCAGTATCATAAGAACCAGTAACCCCAAAAATACCAAATGGGCCAGCGTGTCGTTCTTGAACTACTGAAATTTTATTGGCAAATATTTCACCAATAGGACACTTGAGTTCAAATGTACGGAACCCATCGCTGCCGCCTATGTCAAACGTACTGTAAGACACAATAAATGGCGCAGCAGCCTCAACAATGCACATAGCCACAGTTGCGCCAGCTTTACCTAAAAACCATACGCCACTTAATTCACAGGCAGTGTTTTGAAACGGGTTGTTTGCAAAACTAGAAACGCACCACCAAGCTGGATTGTTAGTAGCGCCTTGCAAAATGTAAGTGCTACGCAGACCAGAACCTCTAAAAACTACACCAGTTTTATGAATAAAATTGTTTAATGTGTAAAACCCTGGCGGTATATAAATAAGTTTAGATGCTTCCTGTGCAGCAGTAAACGCCGCAGTCATGTCCATCGTAGAGCTTACAGTTTTACTGTCTGCAATTTGAGCAGCAGTCATAAAATCGTAAACGCTAACAGACGATTGCAATTTGCGTTCTGCCGTTGTCGTAACAGCGCCCGTTCCTGATGGAGTGTAGGTAATTTGATAACTACCTGGCATTGTTAGGCTCATCTTTATTCCTTAAACAAAGTATGTAAGTTGTACGTTTGGCAATGCACCAGTTGCAATAATAGTTGTATTAGTAGCACTAAGAACAAATATGGTTGATCCACCATTTGTATATGCTTGTGTAATAACACCCAAATTATTTTCTCGGCCAACACCTATAAAAGAATAAGCAAGTGGAGTGTGAGGAAGACTTATGGTTAATGCGCCTGTACCTGTTCCAGCATTAGTAATGTTTATGTTGGCAGTTACTGTGACTTGACGGCCTATGCGGGTATATATTGCAGTTACAGTATAAGACGTAATTGTTCCACCGCCAGAAGCTACTGTAGGAGTCCAAGTACCTTGTTCATACCAATTAAGCAACTGTGAAGTCATACCCGCCAATGGGGTGTTAGCAGTAAAGTTCACGCCTTTTGCGGCTGTACCTTGAATCAAATTTCCAGTTGATAAAGTTTGATCACCAGTAAATGATTGAGCTGCATCAGTGCGGGCTGATGTGAAATTAGCATCAGGAACAGTCATTACACGGGTAGACGCAGCCGCAGGGCCAGTAACTTGCAAAATACCAGTGGTTGCATTTGCTCGAATATTGCGAACAGTCAAATCGTTAGTTGCAACTTTTACTGTAGTGCTTGATTGAACAATAGGCAAAACCTCAGTTCCCGCTAAAGGGGTTGATGCTGAGGTTAGTGCTGAGATTTTTTTATCTGCCATGATTTGACTCCAATTAAATGTACATCACTTCAATTATTGAACTGTTATACGGGGCTTCAGAAAATATTAGTGTTACTCCACTAATAGAATATGTATTTTTGTTTTGGTACACACCATTAATGTAAACAAACGTAGAATTTTCATTAATTGGTGCGGAAGCTAACGTAAAGTTAACTGCTATGCCATTTCCAGTAAAGTTTTCTACTTGGTAAGGAACTGCGCCATTACTAGAAACATTGTCGTAAGTTGCAATCAATACATCAGTTGAGTCAGTAAGAACAAACTTATAAGATACTGATGTAATCCAAATTTCACCACCGCTAGGCACACGCCCAGCAGCATCCAAAATAATTGGGTTTGTACGGGCAACATTTCCTGCAATCGTTGTGTATGTAGTTGCTGGCGTAGTTGTACCAGCAAGGTATGTATATAACTTACCACCCGTCAAAACAGAGCCAGTATTGGTAAAAAACTGGGCCGCAACACCGCCCACTGGGGATAAAAATACGGCCATTTAGGTCACTCCAAAAGAATTTGCCCACCGTCCTCTTGGACGAGATTTTCACTAGACTCGGTAAGAAGGTTGCCTACTGAACCGCCGCTGTCAATTGTCCCTGTAAACAACGTGACAATGCCGCCAAGGCCAAGACCTAGTGCGTTGCGGAGGGCGACACCAAAGCTCATTGCTTGTTGATAGGTTTGCAGTACACCGCGCCATCATCCGCAATGCGAATGGCACTTACGCGAAAAGGAGCGCCAGTGCCCATAGCCACATAAAACGGGATAGGGGTAAAAGCAGGAATTGGGGTGCTTGCAGTGGTGGCCACAGCACCTGGGCCAACTTCCACATAGCAAGGGGTTGTAGACCAGATTACCACGCCTTCGGGGCCTGGATTCCAGTCAGTTGTGTTGCCAGCAGAGGCAGTGTAAGCAACTGTGCGACCTGGGAAGTCGGCTTGTGATAGAGGGTTGAGAAGTTCCATGATGATCCTTACGCCAAGAATTTCAATTTGTACAAAGTTCGGAGATATATCTCAACGATATTATCTATCAATTGTTGGAGCGATGAGTCAGATTTATCACACACATCGTATCTTGCAGCTTCGATTTCGGCAAGTGAATCTTGCAAAAACTCAATAATATTGGCTGTCTTCTTGGCCGAATGCAGGGTAATTGGGCCAATCAGGCCGTACCGGCCTTGATAGGCTTCGGCAAAATCATCTGCCGCACCAATGATGCGGTTGTAGAAGATGTTGAGCGCTTCGTGCTTGCTAAAACTGCGGGTGTTCAGATGCACGGAATGTGCGACATCCCGCGCCAAAAACAGCAAGCCTAAAAATTCATTTGCTTTCATTGTGGCATTCCTTGTGGAGGCATCATCTGTTGTTCTGGTGGCATCATCTCTTGTTGCGGAGGCAGCATCTCAGGCATCTGGTTCATCATGCTCTGTGACTCCATGGCCGCAGCGACAACACCCATGGCAATGTCTTGAATCTGTTCTTCAGTCATACCAGCCTGCACAGCAGCAATGCGCTTGGTTTCGGCGTCATAAGCCTTGATCTGAGCCTCAAAGTCCTTGCGCTCCAAGTCCTGCATCTCAATTGATTTGCCGACATTCTGGATCATCTGATACATCTGCTCCATCTCAGCGCCCATGGCCTGAATCTGTTGCTGCGCTGCCTGCAAGGCTGGGTCTTCGTCACCATCTTCCAAGAACTTGGGATCAATGGTCTTGGCAAAGCGCTTGGCCATCTCTTGGGCGCCAGGCCAGTCCATGTTCTTGACAAACAAGTCACCAGCCACAGACCACAGTTGTGGGTTGCCTTGCAACAGCTGCGCCATGGCTTCCAATGCCGCTTGGCGCTTGGTTGCGTAGCCTGGGCCAGTCGTGGCCACCACATCGTACTTGCCAACACCAGGGTTGTAGATTTTCTCAATCACAATACCCTGCTCGTTCACAATCTTGTTGACGGGTTGCGGCTGATCAGGATTGATCTTGATCATCTTAGTTTCGCCGTCTTCACCAATGATGCGAGCAATGCGCTGTGTGTCGTAAATCTTGGGGATTAAGTCCACCAACTGACGAGCCACATGGCGCACAGCGCGGGTCAGGTTGTCACCATAGTGGTATGTGCCAACATCACCCTCACGCTGGCGAGCCAAGATGGCTCTGCCAGAGCGTTCATTAGAACCCATGCCAAGTGATGCGTTATATTGGCCGGTTGTGGACTTGATGTCCTCAGATGCGCCTGCCTTGGCTTGCAAAAGGCCCGTAGAGGCCATTGGCGGCTGGGCACGCTGGGGTAGTGGCAGAACTGCACCTTGGCCGTCTGTAACGTCAGGATTTACTTCCAGATAGGGCCAGTTGTTTGTGTTGGCTGTCTTCCACTTGTCCTCGTAGCCCTCAAACTGGCCACCGTAGCCAATGAACGGAGCCTTGGGGGCCAGAGCCAGCATCTCAGCTTCCTGAGACACCCAGTAGTTGTACATGCGCTGGGCATCCTTGGCGTTTCTGACAAGGCCAGAGATGTAAATACGGCCATCAACCTCGAATTCGTTGCCGATCACACGGATCACGGGGATGTATTTGCCAGCCCACTCTTTTTGTTCAAGGATTTCATAGCCGTTGATCTTGCAGTACATCACCCGTGGGCGCTCAGACATGCGTGATTTGACAGGCTTGCCAAACATGTCTCTGAGCATCTTATCTTCAGGCGTGCCTTCAAAGGCCGACTGGTTGCCTGGGTACAAATTTAGCTTGGTTTTGTCGTAGTCAATGTAGTAGTAACTAGCGATGCGAACTGTATCTTCATTGAGCCAGTTGCTAATTGATTGGTCACCTACGCCAAGGGACTGGAGCGTAGAGATAGGCGCAGCATCAGGGTACTGGCGCTCATATTCTGCTTTGGTCAAGTCTTCGGTGATGAAGCAATACTTGGCATCCGCGCCCGTTGGGTCTTGGATCAGCGGATCCATGTAGACCGAGAAGGAGTTGCGGATACGGCCAATCTTGATGTCCTGATCGAATGTGTTCTCGTCACAGTACTCGGTCATCAGGGTGATGTAGCCTTCGCCATAAGACACCTGATTTTCGCAGGCCGTGTCGTATGCCACGTCAGCGTCAGAGATGTACTCAATGTGGCGAATCATGCCGTTGAAAATCTCGGCCACTTCCACGTCAGCGTTGTCATCGACTGGGATGACCTTGGCGCCTGGGCGATTCTGACGCATGTCATTCGTTACTTGACGAACGTGCTGCGGCAGTTTGTTGATCGTTAATGTTGGGCGTGCGTTGATCGTCTGGCCCTGCACCGCACCGCGAGTGGCCAATACGTCAGCAGGCCATTGCCAGTGATTGTCAGGTGATCCGGCATAAAAGCGCAGATCGTCAATTTCGTCTTCACGGCTTTCGGCCAGCGCAGAAACGGCCATGTCTAACCGCGCACGAGCAGTTGTCAGAATGTCTGAGTCAGACTTTGGTGGTTTGCCGCCAGCAGCCACATTGGCCGCTGCGACCATTCCGGTTGGATCAGCCATTATTTTTTCTTCTTTTCTGCTTCACGTTTGACTGAATAGGCTATGGCCACTGCTTGCTTGACGGGCTTGCCAGCTTTGACTTCAGCTTTGACGTTCTTGCGGAAGGCTTCGGGTGATTTTGATTTAACCAATGGCATATTAACTCTCCGTGTGAAGAATAGCGTAATTCAAATTAATCGCTTCAGAATAAGCGTTATTGGTCACGTTTTTAATTTCTATCGTGAACGAGCCGTTAGCGATGGCTGAAATAAAAGCATTGTATGCACCCAAAGTGCCGCCAGAAGCCACGCTAACCACCACCACATCTCTGTTGCTGACTGTGCTGCAATTAACCACAAACACTCCGCTGGCGCTGGGGGCCAGTTGTGATGATGCAGTGGTAATCTGGCCAGAAGGCGTGTTAAGTGTTACCGCTGTGTTTTTATTGTTGGATTGAGTCACGGTGCCAAAAGCACTGGCCGCATAACCAATCGTGCCAGTAGTAACGATGTCGGTAGCCTTGACAATATCAGCGTTGATAATGTTTTGGTCTTCGTATGCAACGCCAATTGGCTTGGTATTTGCCATGATTATTTTTTCTTCGCTGTTTTAGCAGATTCTTTGAAATCTTTGGCTGAAGGCGCGTTTTTGCTGCCAGGCTTGTTCATTTTCTCGCCAGAACCAGCTTTAATGCGAGCCTGTTTTGCGTGGATGTTGGCATACAAGCCAGGTTTAGTTGCCATGATTTAACACTTCCATCGTTTAAGAGCTGCTTTAGCGCGTTCGCCATTCTTGGCGTTGGCCGCTACTGCGCCCATTCTTGCACAAAATGAATCCTTGCGCCCCTGATCTGCTTTTGTTTTTGGATTAGGCGCTGGCGCCTTGAGATTGCTGCCAGTTTCTCGATTGTACTTCTCGCGCCCTTTGGCGGTCAAGCCAGCACCTTTGGACACCGGCAACTTTTCGCCACGGCCAACGCTTAAAGAGACATTTTTCTTTGTAGCCATTTAACTTCCCATCCATGAAGTTGCAACTGCCGTGCGGTCAGAATATGCGCGGGTTCTTTCCTTCGCAGTATATTCCCTATGAGCCACGGGAAACGCAAATGTAACGCATATTGCGTCAGCTGCGTCAGGACTGGCCAAACCTCTGGCCTTCATGTCCTTCTTTGACTCCAAAAATATAGTGCCCCTTGAATCTGGCTTGATCATAGGCGAAACCAAATCAGTTTTCAAGAACCTATCTTTAGGAATTGACGCACTTCTTAGCCATTCCTTCATTTTTCCCCACATTTCGGCGCGTTTATTGCCATACATGATCGGATTTGCCGACTTATTGCCAAAGTTGACACCTTTGATCTTGTACCGCTGCTCTTTCAGGCGGTCAACAATGCCAGCGCCAAGCCCACCTTCATCAATGACCACCAGTGCAGGGCTAAATTCCTCAATGGCTTCAATGATGTGGCCAACAACCGTCATGGTGTCATCACCTCGATGACGGTCAATCCTCACAATGTCGCGCCCTTGTCGCACTGCAATGACAGTTGCGTCAGCACCAAAGCGTGCAGGGTCTACTCCAATGATGATTGGCGCCGTCTGATCCTTGTATTTCGGTCTGGCCATTGCCTCATCCACAATGTCAGCCGGAATAAACTGGTCATCACCCTCAGATGGGAACATGCCATAGACCTCGACATGGGCTTGTGAGCTGTCAGGGCCGTATTCGTCAATGATGTTTTGGTAGACTTGTTTGTCCGTGCCTTCCACCGTTCTGGCATCCACCACCTTGTTTGTCCAGAAGTCGCGCTTAGAGTTAAAGCACTCATAAAAGTAGCCAGTGTTTCGGCGTGGATTGGAAAAAGCCAGCCAAAGGCGGTTAGGCGTGTTCTCCGTAAAAAAACCAGCCGTCACAGCCCAGATTGAGTCGTCAATACCGCTGGCCTCGTCAAAGATCACCATCACACCATCAAAGTTGTGAACACCAGCGTAAGCGTCAGGATTCTCTGCTGACCAAAGCCGTCCCTCAACAGCCCAATACCGTGTGCCTTTTTTCAGGTCTTTTTCAACCAGTTCAGTTAACCAGGCAGCTGGCGTGATCTTGGTGGCCGCAACCTCAAACCAGTGGCTGTTAATGCTCATGGCCAACCACTTTGTAATCTCAGCCCATGTGACTGCTCTGAGCTGTGCTTCGCTGTTGGCCGAAATAATTGTTGTTGAACCGATGCGTGTACTGAGCATCCAAATGGTAAGCCAAGACACGAGGGCAGATTTGCCGATACCACGGCCAGAAGACACCGCACTGCGCAGGGTGTTGAAGTCAACTTTGCCCTGGTTGTTTTTGATGTGCTGAGTAATTTCTCTTAGGACTTCGCGCTGCCACTTGCGTGGCCCCTTGAAGTTGGCCAGTGGCGTGTTCTCTTGACCCCAAGGGAAGGCAAACAGCACAAACGCCTCTGGGTCATCAGCAATCGCTGGTGTCCACAGAGTGGCCATCAACTCTTGTTCGTCTTCGGGCTTGTAGATTGTGGTTTGCATTGAGCGAATAATAAACGAAAAAATAAAAATAAAAAATATTAAAAATTGTTCGCGGGGCTACCGTTACTGCGGCCCTTTCGCGCCGGCCCCACCCGCCCCCCATGGCTGGCTGGGGGCTTGTCCACAGGGACTTTTCCACAGTTATCCACAATTGCCTGTGGACAACTCAGACTGTAATGCCTGAGTAGTATTTTTTCTGTGGATAACTCAGCGTCAACTTAACATAATGGTCATTGTATAAAGCAGACGATGCTTTTCTTGTTGTTTGGCTTTCTTTTTGTTGCGTTTGCGCAACACGCGCGCGTGCGCGTAACCGTACAATTTTTATGCAAAAAGCGCATAACCTTTCCGATTACGCCTGCTTCGCTTCCACATCTACCACGTTACTGTTATCCATCAACACGCGCTGTTTGGCTTGAGTCAGTGCATCCATGACGCTAATTCTGTGATCGGTCACGGCAACATCAATGCGGTCACCGTAAGTTTTCGGTTTAAGTTTGGCAGCCACCCATTTGCGTGCTTCAACTTGCAGACGCTTTTGTTGAACCCAAGCACTGGCCATAGAGCCTTCTAAGCCATCTGGAAGCTCTTTGTCTGACAACTCAATGATTTCCTCTGCCAAACGGTCTGCGCGGTCTTCTACGGCCTTTTCGTAAGCCGCCCTGAACTCTGGGTTGTTCTTGATCATTTGACGCGCCAGCGAGTAACTGGGCATTCCCTCAGTTCTGAGGGTGCTAGTCAGGCTTTTGCCTTCTGAGATGCCACGCAGGATATTTTGCCAAGCCTCATGTTCTGCCGGAAACAAAGCTGGACGGCCTGGGCCTTCTCTTTGCACTGTCATTTCTGACGCCAAGTTATCAGTCACTTGTAAACTCCTTAAAAAAAGAAGGTACTCACGCCAAGTGGCGTTTTCCCCGAAGGTGCAGCAATGGCAACTGCGCACACCGTCATGTTATCACCTCAATCTCAACCTTGTACACATTCGGCCCACCAGACCTTTGGTTGTACTGCCACTCAATCATGTCACTGCCATCATCAACGCCAAGCCAGTCAGCCACACCGTCCCTGACCGCTTTAAACCCAGACTGTAGGTTATCCCCATCGAGCTTTCTTGGAGCCACCCTAGTCAACACCACGGTCACTGGCAGTATTTCCACGCCATAGGACTGTGCAACAGCTGCCAAGGCCATCCTAGTCTTCTGCCGTTGGGTTTTAGTCAACCTTGCTTTGGCCGCCCAATGCAACCGCATGTTGGCCACACTAACGATTTTCATGTCCATTTCTACTTCAATCACACCAACCCCCAACCTTGCCCGATTTTCCCAAAACCGAACCGAACCGAGCCGAAACAGTTTACGAACCGAAACCGAATGGGTATGTATACCCTTTCGGTAAGTTTCGGTTCGAAAAGCCGACTGTTTGAGCTGGCAGTTTCGGTAAGTTTCGGTAAGTTTCGGTTAATTCGGTTCATAGTTTCGGTTCAACCGAATTAACCGATTCGGTTACCGATTCGGTAAGTTTCGGTTCGTTCGGTACATCTAAATTCGGTCTGGTTCTGTAACCTCTGGAGTCCTCCAAAACCAACAACTTTTTAACCAAGCTATTAACAACTTCCCTAAATCGGTTGGATTTGATGCCATGTTCTTTGGCCGACTCGCGCCACTCATCGTAGGTTACCAAGTCCAAGACGCCGTTCTTTTCATGGCTCATTTGGATGGCCACCAGGCAGTCCAAGGTCTTCCTTTGGTTGCCTGCAAGGTAAGTTTTCTTTTGAATTGAACTGGTCAGGCCGCTAATGTCAACTGCCGTCAGGTATGCACCCTTGACCGCCAGACCGTGCTTGTCTTGAATTGGCAAGTCCACTTGCGTGATCTGGAAGTTCTTTGGCGCAGGCATCTCTGCGTCCTTCATTTTCTTAGACTCAAACGCTATGGTTTTAGTTCCCGAATCCAGCTGGCATCGGTATTCCGCATCCAATGCGCCCTTCAGAGCTGTGCTACCCCTTGACCGATCCTTGTCAGCCACGCCTGAGTGATGCACCACCAGAACGCAACAGTTCCATGGTTGGCGCAAGTAGGTGTCAAGGTGTTGAATGAACGCATTCATGTCTTGGGTGCTGTTCTCATCCCCGCCGTGGTTTCTGGCCAAGGTATCAATGATAATCATGGATGGAATGGTTCCCGCCTGCGCTGACAATTCCTTAATGCTTTCGGCCACCACCGCAGCCTCAGTTGCGTCATACAACTGCGCCGCACGGTGGCTTTTGTACAGTGGCGCACCGTCTAAGGTCTGACCGTTGCCAATCTGCCATGCCTTGAACCGTCTGGCTAGGCCATTGTGGCCTTCGCCGGCAATATAGAAAACCGAGCCTTGCTTAACCTCATGGCCATGCCAGGCACGTCCAGTCGCCACGCAACAGGCAATGTCGATACTGACGAAGGACTTACCGCCGCCAGGGTCACCAAACACTTGCGCCAGCGAGTCTGCCTCAATGTAGTCATCCACGATCCACTTGATTTGCGTGAGTTGCAGGCTGTCTGCCCGACTGAACTCAAACGCCAGTTTGTCCTTCATTGGCCCAGCCACGCGCTCGATCTGCTCTTTGACGGCATCCAAGCCTTGCAGGCAGTGAAGGTCATTGAAGTCTGTAGGCTTGTTGTCCACCATGTCCGAGTCTGAAAACGATGGGTACACAATCTCACCAAACACCAATGCCGCAGCTGCTCGGCCTTTAGTGACGCCAGGGTTGCCTTCAGTGAACTGGTCATTGTCTGCGCCGATCACAATCTTTGAGCCTGGGAACATCTCTTTGGCGCTCTTGGCCACCTTGGCCAAGTTGCCACAGTCAAATGCTACCAGCACGGTGTAGCCAGTCGCTTCATGGATTGAAGCGCAAGTGGCAAAGCCTTCGCCAATAAACACAATCTTGCGGTTACCGCGCAATTCGTAGAACCCGCCCTCGATCTTGCCGCCTTTAAGGAACCGCTTGTTGCCATCTGCATCAATGGTCTGGTACGACAAAATCTCGCCAGCCTGATTGATCACCGGCACAACCAGTCTGCCTGCCCTATCAATCTTGATCCCGTTGGCGCCAACATGCTTGCGCACAAGGTATGGATGGTCATTGCTTGCATCGGCATACGTTCCCACCTCATCCTCTGCACGCTCTGCGGCCACCGCCTGCGAGGCCAGTCTGTCTGCATCTTTCTTGGCCTTGACCTCTGCCACCCACTTGTCATGCTCAAAGCGCTCAGTAAATGACATTGCACGGCCAGTGTCTGCAATCCATTTGCTCTCAAACACTGGCTCTTTCCAACAGCCTGCAATGCCCACTGGCACTTTGCCACTGGTGTGCAAAATGTACCAACCATCAAGCGCACCCTTCTTGCTCGATACATGTGATACACGATGAATTTCACCGTCAGCAATGATTTGGTCTTTGATCAGCAGGCCAGCCGCCTCACAATGCCGGCGAAACCCTTCTTCTGGGTTGATCAAGTCTTGGCTCTCTGTGGCAGCCGCGAAGCCATTGGGGAATATAGAAGTTAAATTGCTCATGTTGTTATTCTCTCTTGAATTCGTTTACCGATCCATGCCACAACTGGCACGGCCCATGAATTACCCAATGCCTTGTACCGTGGCCCATCAGGCGACTCAGCTTTGCCGCGCCAAGGAATGTTGCTGTAATTATCGGGAAAGCCCTGAAGACGTTCGCATTCTATTGGGGTGAGTCTACGCACGGCCATAGACACAGCATGAATTGCGGCCACTTGATTTGTCACCTCTGTTGATTGTGGTGATCTGCTTGGGTCATTAGATGCGGTCAATGTTGGTGAAACAATAGCTGCACCGCCTTGATGCATGGATGGATTACTGCCAGAGGCATCAATAGTCTTTGAGATGTGCGCATCTGTGACATGGATGTCGTCTTTTAACTCGCCCTTGCCAGGCGCAATGTTATAAGCCACAGCATGAGGGCCTTTTGCTACCAAAGTGTCCATTGTTTCGCTAGACTCTGCTCGAAATTTATATTGAGCGTTTTGGCCTTGATTAAATGCTGCTCTGTCAAGAATAATTGGCGCTTCATGTAAACATGTAAGAGCTGGTGTGCCTCCATCGGTTCTGATCTCCGCATTTGCTTGGCCAGAAGACATTATGGTTGGCTCAATAATGGCAAATCCATTGTTTGTCCATTGATCGCTCCCCCACTTTTGATCCATGTTGGCATCTAATGTTGGTGCTACGCTTCGGCAATTTCCACGCTCCGCAGAGCTTGTTCCAGCGCTGGCGGCAATTCTTTTCCCCTTTTCTCTGCTCGGCGCAGTATCCCTGCGCACGCCCTCGAACTCAAAAAGAACCTCTGCGGGATCGAAGTCTTCTCTAGCACTTGCGACAACGAACACACGTCTGCGGCGTTGGGCCACTCCGAAATATTGGGCGTCAAGGACTCGCCACGCGACTGTTCTTTGGGGGCCAAACACACAACCAGAGTTTGTCCATTTTTCCCCTGGTGGGACGATTTGATCACTTTCCCCGGCAAGTGCGCCAAGAAAGCAGCCGAAGGCGTTGTCTTTGGTGTTGAGGACTCCGGGCACGTGTTCCCAGAAGACGATTGCTGGAACATCTCGTCGAACAGATCGAACATGGTCAATTGCATTTGCTATCCCTACAAAGGTAAGTGAAAGATTGCCTCTGGCATCGTCCAGAGAGTTACGAAGGCCAGCCACAGAAAAGGCTTGGCATGGTGTGCCACCACAGAACAAGTCTGGTGCTTCTACTTCGCCAGACAGAATCTTTTCAGGCAAGAGTGTCATGTCCCCATGGTTTGGGACATTAGGGTAGTGGTGCTTTAAGACCGCACAAGGGAATGGCTCAATCTCAGACAGCCATGCCGCTTCCCATCCAAGTGGATGCCAAGCGACAGATGCTGCTTCTATGCCAGAGCAGACAGAGCCAAACCTCATGCATCCACCTTGTCTTTACCCTCAAGGTAATCACTTAGCGCCTTGACAGTTTCATACATTGGCTCAGTCTCACCTGACATCAATCGGTACACCCTAGCCTCATGGATGCCTGCCTTTTCAGCAACCTTTTTTAGGTTGGCATCTATCAGCCTCGCCTTAATTTCCTCCAAATTCATCATAAAAATCACCTTTCTGAAAATATTTTTGTGAACTTGTGCAAATCTTAACACAAATCATGCTACAGTGACATCCATGCCAACGAAATTGTTCTTGGCATCACGCCGAAAGGCCAAAGGAAATTATATGAAACACAGCAAGTATTACCACTACCCCGAAGTCAAAAACGCCAAGCTGCACGCACGCGCAGAAGCAGCCCTTGACCTCATTCTTGCCATCTCAATTGGCATTGGCATGGCCGTCCTACTCGTTGCATGGTGGTCAGCATGAATTTCACACCCGCCTGCCCCAGCGGCTTAACTCAGTACGAGTGCGAACTTGAAGGTGTCGATCTGGTTTGCCACTTGGAATACATCCCCGAAGAACTTGGCTCACGCGACAGCCATGGCTTATCTAATGAGCCTGACTACCCCGAATCTATGGAACTTGTCAACGCCTATGTCAAAGGCACAGACGTTGACATTGGCCACTTGCTCATGCAGGGCTTAGTCGATCACATCACAACCACAGCACTTGAGGACTTTAAAAATGTTAATTACTGATTTGGTGGCGCAACTGCGCCAGGCTAAACAGGCCGAACTGGACGCCAAAAATGAGCGCCTGCGCATTGAAGGCTTGATCACTGAGCAGTTTGCCAAGCCTGAGAGCAACGAAGGCTCACACAATGACGAAGACTTCACCATTGTTTGGAAGCTCAATCGCACGGTTAACACCGATCACTTGGCAGCCGACTATGACGATCTGCCTGACAACGCCCAGCGTGCATTTAGATGGAAGGCCGAAGTCAATTTAGCTTACCTTCGCACACTTTCCGAAATTGACCCTGCCGCCTACAACATGGCTGCCGTGTTCATCACTAGCAAACCCGCAAAACCATCCATTGAACTGAAAGACTAACATGGCATTCGATCTATCCTCCATTTCCAAAACCAAACGTGTACGCTCACCCAAGATTGTTGTGGTTGGCCAAGGCAAGATTGGTAAGACAACTTTCGCGGCCATGGCGCCCAACGCCATTGGCATCTTGACCGAAGACGGCGCTGACGCTGTAGACGCAAACGCCTTCCCTCTGGCGTCCAGTCTGCCTGAAGTTTATGCAGCCATCGACACGCTGATCAACCATCAGCATGACTTCCAGACGCTGTTCATTGACTCGCTTGACTGGTTAGAGCCAATGATCCAAGAGTATGTGTGTAAGCAGAACAATTGGAAGAACATCGAGCAGCCAGGCTTTGGTAAGGGTTATGTGGCCGCAGCTGAAGAATGGCGCAACCTTTTGTCTGGCTTGGAAGTTCTACGATCTGCCAAGGGCATGGGCATCATCTTGATTGCGCACGACAAGATCAAGCGCATTGAAGACCCGCTGACCGAGGGCTATGACAGCCATGTCCTGAAACTGCATGACAAGGCCGCTGGCTTGGTGCAAGAATGGGCTGACGTTATTGGCTACGCAGGCTACCGCATCTTTACAAGCAAGACAGACGCAGGGTTTTCTAAGAAAGAAACCAAGGCCACCACCACTGGCGAGCGCATCTTGCACGTTGAACCACATCCAGCTCATTGCGGTGGTAACCGCTTTGGCCTTCAGAATATGCCGCTTGACTGGACGGCATTCCAAGCAGCGCTTACCCAAGCGCA